GCAACACGCAGCTCCTTGCTCTGTCCACTGAAATTAGCCCCTTTTAGTCGAATGAGTGTGGGCAGGTTATTCATATGAGCAGAGTCAAGGAGAGCGCGAAGTGCGCCAGTGGCTGCTCCAGACAGGGAACCGATCATCTGGCCGAGGCCAACTGATCCGGCACCACGCCACGGAATGAACGGGAACTCTACAGCCCAGTCCAGTTTCAGCTTGTGCTTGTTGTCCTCTTCCCAGTTGCGGTTGATTGCGCAGATCTTTTGGGAGGGACCATGAATAGTAATGCGATAAGGCGCGTAACCGAATTCGTCTTTCTTGCCTTCTGCGTTTTCAAACTCGTCGCAGTAGCAGAGGATTTCGAAGACGTTGTGCAATCCGTCCTCGTTGTACGCTTGCAGGTTTTCTTTACCCTCTACAGCGTCGGTAGCTTTTTGCGGACGGGATTCTTCTTCTACAATCCCGGCTTTGATCATTTCGGGGCCGAGGTCGGAGTACATGCCTCCTGCCACACGCTGTTTGTATTCAAACTCGGTGATGTGTTCGACGAAAGTGACGCGGTCTGATGTGTAAAAGTTCGAGGCCGCGTAGGGGATGTAAACGTCGTCAGAAGGCCAGAATTGTGGCACCGGACGTTTCTTTTGGTCATCCCAGACGAGTCGCATATATTGCGAGCCACCCAGCGGCGTTTGTGACAAGAGCTGTTCCAGCTCCGTTCTGAAATCTGGCATCTGCTTCAAGAACTGCCAGTTCATGTAATTCTTGACGCGCTCAGCTTTCCTAAATCGATCTACCTCGGGATTGTCACCGGGGACGTACATTTTCACGGGACCGTTAGGTGGCATCAGCTCCTTGATCGCGCGTGATTGGAAATCCACCACCGCTTCAGTAAGCATGGGATGTACTGCTTTGGATGCACCTTCGAAATCGGCTCCACCGGGCGTCTCTTTGCCCAGCCCTGTACGCTTGATCGCTTCTTCGTAATCCTTCTCCCGTTTCTCACGCGCTTTTTTATCGCGCTCGATGTCTTCCATCAGTCGGGTTGCGATTTTAGTTTTTACGCCTTCTTCGAAGTCATCCGCGATGTTGTCGAACCACTCACGGTTGGGACCTTTACCGTCGTCCTCTCCAACTGTGACGATGGCTCCTCCGTCATCGGTATCGACTACTGTGTCAGGAACCTCTGTGAATTCTTGTACGGAACCAACTTGGTCTTCGCGTGTTGCCATCAGTTGACGCTCCCGTATTTCCCATGCATGAGATCAGCAGCGTGCTGAACAATGTTGGCGAACGCACATACGGGGCACCCGGCGTTCTCTTCTACTACTCGGTCAGGACCGAAGATCTCCAGCGCACCCATGTTGAGCATGTTGCACGCCTCCCAGCAGGGATCTAGCTCCCCAGAGGCAAACTTGGCGTTGAGTTCATCGGATGTTGCGGCAATTTGGTCGTCGAGGCCGCGATCTTTCAGGGCGAACATCAGCTCTGCCCAATGTCCCTCGCACCATTTGATCTGCTTCAGATCACTCGCCTCAGGGAGGGTCATGGTGGGAACGTCGAGCAAAAGAGTTTGCTTGCTACCCATAGGGATTCTCTTTCTTCTTCAACCGTCGCTCCGCAATCTCTTTCGCACGTGCACGCTCCTTGGATTCGACGGAGTCTACCACGGTAAACGGACCAAAGAATTTATCCATGAGCAAGCGTAGACCTTGAGTAGCTGTGTCAAGCAGGTCGTCGCGCTCCGTGGAACCGGGACCGACATACGAACAGACCTGAGAGATCAGTGGATCCGCCCAAGTCTTAAACTGTCCCGGATTTATTTCTGACTCAACTGCCCATACCCTGCCTGCCGCGAACATTGGTGAAACGTAATGAAGCCTCGTTAGTTTGTCTTCATTACCCGGATTGTAGCCGTGAGTCAAGATGTTCTCTTCCGCGAGCTGCTGACGGATGGAGATTCCGGACGCTTTCTCTTCGATCAGAATGATGTCGGCCAGACGTCCCTGATGCTTTGCGCGCATTGCTTTCGACTTGATCAGCGGCTTAATCAGTGGCTCATCCATGTCACCATAGGTGTACGACATCTCTTTCTTGATGCGACGCACGAGATTCGGGAAGCCCAACCAGTCCTCCCATGCGTCGAGCAGGATCACCTGCGGCAACGGTGGCTTACCCTGTCGCGGCTGCTGGAATATTCCCCAGACACTGCACGCTGTCGGGTCACTCTCCATTTTCTTCTTGTCGTAATTGCGTTCCTTGAATGCCGGATCAATGGACATGACGATGAAGCTGAACTTCGGCAGAGGCTTGTCCTTCGGCCAAACGCGCCACTGGCTGCGCTTAACGAATCCTTCCTCTTCCGGATCCAACACCTCACCGTGAATTTCTTGGCGACCGACACGCGTACCTTCGTATTTAGAGATGGACTCGAAGAAGTACGATGTCAGGTTGTCGCGGTTCTCGTACGTCGAACCCACCACGTCCACGGTGCGCTTATCCTTCTGCAGTCTGCGCACGAACGGTGTCGGCTTCGGCGTACCCGTTACGCACATGCGTGGGTTGTCACCAAGACGCAGCCCGAACATCATGTTGTCCCACGCTTCCTGTGGGTACTTCCACGACGCTATCTCGTCCGACCAGATAGCTGCATGCTGTGGTCCACGCAATCGCTCAGGGGTATCCCCCGCAAACCCACGAATGATCGACCCGTTCTTCAGGGTGATAGAAGGCAGGGCTTGGTTACGATCATGAATGAGCTGCGGGGGAATGACTGACATGAGCCCGGTCGGACCTTCGAAGCAGGTGTAGCGAACGTCGTCGTGCGTCGGTGAGACCACTGCGTAGAAGCTGGGGAACATCCACGCCTGTTCACCGATCCAGTTCGCACCGGTAAGCGTCTTACCAAAACCACGTCCAGATCTGATCAGCCAGATCGGCTTCTGCATGCTGAGGAATTCTTCGGGCGGGAGCTGCTTGGCTCGTGCCATCGCTTGCCAGCAGATGCGCCAGCGCAGGTAATGCAGGTCCTCCTCGGAGAACATCTGCAGGATCTCTGCAGTGTTCTCGGGGAGTTGTTCCTTTACGTCGTCGGGGAGATCATCGAAGTCGAAGTCGTAATCGAATTCGGGGGGCTGATGGACGAGCCCAAAATTTAATGCGATAACCTGACCCAAGGGAGGTGCTTCCTATACGGTTGACCAAAGCTGACCTCACCGAGGGTATCGGAAAAAGAAAGGGGTCGCTAGGACCCCAGTGTCTTTTGGTAGTAGCGCTGCTGCTTCCTGAGTTTCTTCAGCGCGGTAGCCGCCCGTCTCAACTTCGCCTCCCATCGTTTGATACCCGCATCAACTCTGGATGCACGCACCTCGATCATGTTGGACTTCTCTTTCTTCGGAGGAGGCTCCGTCTCTAGGAACCGACGCACGATGAGGTTAGCTCCGTTGCGTTCCATCCGCAGTTGCTTGTCCGTGTGCGCGCCACCTGAAGTGCGGCGTTCAATGAAGTGCCCCATGTCGTGGTTGATGTCGTGCCAGCCCTGTTCCGGGTTGACGGTGAACACACCACTGGCGAGCCACGTGCGTCGGTTGCCGGTACCGATGCGAATCTTCCAAGGGAACTTGGTTCCCATCTCGGCTTTCCACATCGCGCGTATAAAACTGATCGCGTGAGTCGGCCAGACGTTTTGCATCTGCTCGAAGGGTACCGGTTTCCAAATCGCTTCAACGACCCGGTTGTAGTCTCTAGCTGTGGGCATAACGTTAACTCCTTTGCCTGCCGTGGAATCCACGGTAACGCTATTATAGCACATCTAGAAAATTTTTGTTTATCGGAAAATCGCGCACCCTCCCCTTTTACGCGGTGGAGGCCTTACTGGAGCACAAAAACGGGCGGCTTGGGGTTGGCGAGCGTCACAGTAAAAGGGACGGTGTTACTAGGATCCGATTCCCGACCTCCCGTGTCTACGGTCGTCGCATGACAACTGTGCGAACCGAAAGCGAATGATCCCGCTGGTGCTTCCCATCGCTCATCAACGTTAGGCGCATTGGTATGCTGCCAAATCGGTGTGGAATTACCGTCGCAATAAATGTTGTAGCTTGCGATCTCATCGTTAGGTAGTGGCGCAGAGAAACCATTTTCATCGGGCTCTCTTTCCGTTGGTGCAACCCAAGTAAAAGTTTTTTGCACAGAACCTTGTGCGAATACCAACGAAGAGAGAAGCAACAATGCGAGGATGCGAATAGTCATCAGCAATAAGACTCGTCACCCTCCGGAACTGAGCCCGAACTGATGTGTTTCGCAGGTGGGTCGGTCAGAGTCCCGGACGCGCAATAAATGTAACTGCCGTCCTCCATCTTGTAGATCTCGACGTCAACCATCGCTACCGGAGCGAGGAACACTCCGAACATTATCACCACCACGAGCGCTAATAATAAGAGCTTGCTTTGCAGGAACGCTATCAATTTATCGATCATAACTTTCTCCAGTCTGGTTTCTTGAAGTGGTCGAACTCGATGCCGACAGTGATCATGGTCAGCGCGAAGCAAGTCCACGGTCCTGTCTCGTTAAACACGAACAACCAGATGACGACCAGTTCGAGGAACCAGCGAATGATGTGGCCTGCCATTTTGTAAATGTCGTCGTTCATAAAATTAGAATGATTGGATCGCTCTCCACGAATGCCCAGCTGCTAAGTAAACGATGGCATTAGCTCCTACGTCTGCTTGCTTCGCTACACGAAGGGACATAGTGGTAGTCGCTTGGTTGCCGTTGATCAATACACCAATGATAGTAACGTAAACTCCATCGGGGGAGACCGAACCATCGGTGTCAATATCAACGATGTTAGTGATCACTTCACCTATAGCCGAGTGCAGCCCCGCTGATCCGGGAGTTGACCCACCACCTACCCAAGATATTGTGCCACTGAAAGTAGCGAGGGTATCAATGACTAATTCTACCCGGAGATCATCTGTTGCCGGTGCAGAATATTGGAAAGAACACTGATACACATACCTCTGATTTTCCTTGGGCTGGGAGACTAAGACTTCTGTAAAGCCGGTACCGGGGACAGAAATATTGCTGGTATTTATATCTGACTCGTTGATAGCAGCAAGAGGAATTACGATGCCGCTCCCAGTGACAACCCGAAGGCTTTGGTCAAAAGCATCATCTCTTACCCAGAATTGCATTTGACCTGACACGTCAGCTTCTTGCGCCGCTTGCTCGCGTATGAAGAGAACGCCCATGTCGTTGAGGTCGAAGCCGTCGCCATCGATAGGCGCAGTCAACGTAATCGGTTGCGTCAGACCTGCTGTCAAATCAAAGACGACTCCCGCTTCGGTGACGTAATTCAAACTGTCGTCAGCAGAATTGACCCAGAGCTGACCTTGACTTGCAATGTCCGCTTCCTGAGCGGCTTGCTCTACTAAGAACAGTGTTCCGTTGCCGACCTCGACACCGTGATTAAGAGTCTGGAGACGAGGGACTGCGCTTGTGCCAGCATAGGCGGAGAAACCACCAGCTGCAGCATCACCACTGAAGTGACCACGAATACGACTGCCTCCGCCTGTCCCAACGCGCATGATGAGGCTTCCACCGACGATGTGATTGCGCATAATGAAGTCGGTGAAGAACTCCGTACCAAGACTGGCTCGGGTTGTTCCGTTTTGATTCTGCCATTCGACCTCGCGACCTTCACCATCGATGTTGCCGACGCTACGAATAGCCGTGATGCCGAGACCTTCTGCAACAGTCGCAGGGTTACCTGAACCGTCTTCGAGTTGTGTCACTGCGGGTGCTGCATTCAGTACGAAGTCAACTCCGGCCTCGGTGATGTAGTGGAGCGTGTCGTCGCTAGCCTCGACGCGCAACTGACCGTGACCGGTGATGTTTGCATTGGCTGCTGTCTGTTCCAAGTAGAGCGTGGCGTCATTGCGAATGGACACCCCATCAGCAGCGGCATCGAGGAACATCATCTCAGTGGATTCAGTACCCATGAGCCGCAGTTCACCGGAGTTGTCCATCTCGATGAATTTGAAACCAGCCTGATTCTCAAAAAACAAACGATGGTTAGCAGTAGATAGACTGTGGCTGTCAGTAAGAGCCCAGAAAGTGGTTCCACTGTTGTCGGTAGATCGGAAAATTTCCCACTCTATTGTCGATGAACCCACACCACCCATCGCAATGAGAGTTTGAGACGTTCTAACATTAGGGAAGTTGATTGCTGCCAATGTGCCGCCAGCTGGGTCTATCACTAATTGCTTGGTCGTGTCGTCCCAAGTGAAGCTAGCGCTGCCTCCGAACGCACCAGAGTTGTTAAACTGGATGTTGGTATCCGCTCCACCGGGAGAACCAGCTGCATTCAATACGGTATCGACTCCCTGATCATCAGTGAACATCGGTTCACCATCGAGAGTGTCGCGCACCCAGAATTGACCAAAGGTTAGGACACTGGCATGAGCCGCTGCCTTCTCTTCGATCTTGATTCCGGTATCGAATCGGAAGCGGACATCCTCGGCTCCGTTGGCTGCAAACATCTCAATCTCACCCGCACCGATGCCAGTGAAAATCTGTGCACGGAGTGCGTTGTGAACCAGAACCAAAGAGGGGGCAGTGATAAGCGGACCACTAACAATTCGCACCGTGTTGCCAGCGGCTGCGTGAATATTTAGTTGTCCGGGGGTAACAATCTCTGCGGCCCCACCACTTTTAGCGAAGGTGAGGCGAGGATTGAACTCTGTGCGCCAATCAAGCTCAATGCTGCCCGTGAGAGCAGGACTTAATACTGACATCACTGTTCCGGTCCAAAGGAACCGGTCATCACCACCGAACGCGCCAGCATCATTAAACTGAACGTTGGTATCCACGCCACCCGGAACTGCGCCACCACCGAGATCGGCAGTCGTGAGCACGCGTTCAAATCCTGCGCCGGTCGAAAGGTTGTTGATCTCGATGCCACCAGATGCAGGCGGCACTGTGCGGAATACAGTCGTGCCAACTTCATCCATCTGGACGGAGTTCGGCCCAACCGGATCGATAGTGATTTGATCTACTGCCACGTACGTGTTCGGCGCAGTTTCGAGGTACATGATGTCCCCGACATTCCCGACCGGGAATTGGGCACCAATTGGGAGTGCCTGCAGGACCGCTACGTCAAAGCCGGAATTGGGGCTTCCCTGTCGTTGCTGGTAGGGCTGGACGTCGTCCTGACATTGCTTGATGTCAGCAACAGCCGCGTCGAACGCAGCTTGTCCTGCTCCAGTGACAGGACCCAGACCCGCTTTTTGAATGCGAATTGATGCATTCCAAAGCGCGTCGGAGTTATGCGGAAATTCCTCGCCGAGGTCGAGGACAATGGTTTGCAGCTCTTGTAGCTGGGTCGGGGTAAGCGACATCGCGTGCTCCTGAACAGGTCAACAAGGCACCCACGACGAAGGAGCTTACCCCATTACTCTCTAATCAGCGAACTGTCTGCTCCATTTACCGTTGCGCAGCACGTGAGGTCGGTAATGTCCATCGACCATGATCGTAGCCAGATCTCCGTCTTGCGTACCGTCGCCTCTCGTCAGGAAGTGCTCCACCTTGATGATTTCGTGTTCGTACCGCTTAACCTTGATCACTTCTTCCTCGACCCGTGGAGCTGCTGCCACACTTGCAGCGGCAGCTCCTGCGGTCATGCCGAGGCTCTTCAAAAACCCTCTGCGTGTTTTATTCATGACTTACTGAGCAATTTGCCAGTCAGTTGCCAGCAGATCCGTTTGTGACGTTAGCCACGGTACGAGATCTCCCTGCACCGTGCGTATGTAAACGTACGGCAGTGTCATCTTGGAATGCTCATCAGGAGTCTGCAGCTCCAAATATTGATCGGGACCATTCCACCCTTTGCGCGTGACGCGCAGACCGTTCTCCATTTGCTTAACTGCCCAGCCTATACCGTGTGCTTCGTCGTTCACTTTGCTTCTCCTTTTTTAACCAACAACCATTTCTGGCTCGTGTTCACCGTGACATTTCAATTTCGGGTCCGTGGGATCGTGACGCATGTAAATGCCGTCCTGATTTACCTGACCGCAAAAACAACAGGTCTCGACCGATGCATCTATCATCGCAGTAGGCGTCCGATGTGGACACCGACCTTGCCAGCACTTGGAACAAATATTATGCGACCAGCTGCTCATAGCGGACTTGGTGCCTGATTTCTTTTTTCGATCAGTACAAGTTGCGACGGAGGGATCCAATACTGCCCCTGATTCTCCCGGCACAAGACATGTTCATTGGTGACCCAGAAACCATCTTTCAAGTCGTCGATGGACCAATGTTCGTGATCGGGCGTCGGTTGCTTGCGCGGTGCGCCTGCGACCATGAACGTGACAAAAAAGGGACCTTCAATTGACATACATTTCCTCCCGTGAAATTCCTTCGACGTGCAGGAATTCGGTCGTAGGATCCCACCACGTTTTGTATGCAACCGGATGCGCTTCCGATCTGAGCGAGATACCTTTTTCGAACGCGCGATTCAAAACATTCGCGGTTACCTGCTCTCTCGTTTGCATCATACTGCGCGCCAGTGCACGTGAACGACTCTCAGCGATCTCGATGCACATTTGTTCGAGGCTTTGCTCGCTCAGATCGGCAGGGCAGAGCGCAGCGTTTTCTAACGCTTCTCTCGGGATCACGTAGTGCGCAGTGCCGTACGTCTTGTGAGTGTACTTTTCCGTCCCCGGCAGAGTAGCCGCAATGACAGCCGCGACCGTGCCCTTCAAAAATTTACGTCTGTCCATTGAACATCTCGTCCGGGAAACGACCCCGATTACCTTTCTTCTTTTTTGCCTTCGGCATCGCGCTGGTATTGCAGCGTACGTGGATCATGTTGAGGATCCACGCACGCCAGTCGTGACTATCACCTTGCCCCGGAAATTTGGGTCTACCGAGATCAGGCGAGTGTCCATAGCGAGTGCCGACGTCCTGTAGCTCCTCACGCATGAATTTCGCGATCATTTGCCGGTTCACACCTTCCCCGTTCGCCCACTGGATGATGTCGTCTGGAATTTCCACGGTAAACTTCATGTGGAGAAGCTTACTACAGATAGGCCAGTACTTTCTCCGTAACGCACCTCTGAGAGAGCGTTTTCGGCTCTTTTTTCGCGATTAGCTCTTTGCGGAAGTCAGCAACATTGACGGTGCCAATACCTTTGCGTTTTTCGAGTTTTTCGAAGATTTCCAGAGCCTTCGCAAGCTTCGAATTTTTATTCGGCGTTTTACCGGTCATCGTGAGCATCGAATTCGCGCGAGAGTGCATTTTGCCATTTGACTTCTTCGGGTCATCCCAACCGGGCACATATTTCTCCGTACTCTCGACCATCACTTTGTGACCATGCAAAAGTCGCATCGTTGCCGCCAGCTTCGTGTCGGGCACTTCGATTGTCAGTTTGAAACTCATGTCATTCTTCCTCAGTGAAATATTCGTCGTACAAGTTGTCGAACCCTTCGATCACTCGTCGAATCGTGCCCTGAGGAACTTTTGTGTAGTGGCTCAGAAGCACGACCAGAGTTTTCTCTGGGATGCCTGCTTTCCTCCAGCCCGCAAG